ATCTACAAGGATCGAACCGTCTATAAAAAGAAAATGCTTCAGGCAAAACAAGATTATGAAAAAACTCCGACGAAGGCACTGGAAAAAGAAATTGCCCGATGTAATAACATCCAGATGGCACGAAAGATTCAGCTCAACTCTGCATATGGTGCTATTGGTAATCAGTATTTTAGGTATTATAAACTGGCAAATGCTGAGGCAATTACTCTCTCAGGTCAAGTTTCAATTCGATGGATTGAAAATCGTATGAACGGTTACCTAAATAAACTTTTACAAACAGAGGGTGAAGATTATGTCATCGCATCTGACACTGACTCCATCTATCTTAATATGGGACCTCTTGTTAATAAATTTTTTAGTGGTAAGTCTGGCGATAAAAACGCAATTGTTGAGATACTTGACAAGATCTGTGAAGACAAGTTGGAACCATTCATCGAACAATCTTATACGAAACTTGCGGATTACGTTCAGGCATATGAACAAAAAATGATTATGAAGCGTGAGAATATTGCGGAACGTGGTATTTGGACTGCGAAGAAGCGTTATATTCTCAACGTCTGGAACAGTGAGGGTGTTCAATATACTGAACCTAAACTGAAGATGATGGGTATCGAGGCAGTTAAATCGTCTACACCGGCACCTTGTCGTCAGATGATTAAGGACGGTCTGAAACTTATGATGAACGGAACCGAAGACGATGTTATTAAATTTATCGATGAGTGTCGTGTAAAATTCAAATCACTTCCACCAGAAGAGATTGCATTTCCTCGTTCAGTTTCTGATGTTGTGAAGTATAGATCTCATTCTGATATCTATGTAAAGGGAACACCGATTCATTGTCGTGGGGCACTCCTTTTTAATCACTATATAAAACAACACAAGTTGACTAACAAATATTCTCTCATTAACAATGGTGAGAAAATTAAGTTTATCTACCTTAAAAAACCTAATATTATTCAGGAGAATGTGATTTCATTTATTCAGGATTTTCCTAAAGAACTTGGTCTTGACAAGTACCTTGACTATGACTTACAATTTGAAAAGAGTTTTGTAGAACCACTCAAGGCAATTCTTGATGCCATTGGATGGAGTGTTGAAAAAACTGTAAACCTTGAATTATTTTTTGCCTAATGGACTTTCTTAAAGATATTGTAAAAGAGATCGGAGATGACTACACAAAACTCGCAGCAGATATTGACGAAACTGAAACATATGTGGACACAGGTTCGTATATTTTTAACGGACTTGTTTCAGGGTCTATATTTGGTGGTGTATCTGGGAATAAGATTACTGCCATTGCTGGTGAGTCTAGCACTGGCAAAACTTTCTTTAGCCTGGCTGTCGTCAAGAACTTTCTGGATTCTAATCCTGATGGGATGTGTTTATATTTTGACACTGAAGCCGCTGTTAATAAGTCTTTACTCGCAAGTCGTGGGGTAGATCTAAATAGAACAGTAGTTGTAAATGTTGTCACAGTCGAAGAATTTCGTAGCAAGGCACTGAAGGCTGTAGACATATACTTAAAAAAACCAGAAGACGAACGCAAACCATTAATGTTTGTGTTAGACTCTTTGGGTATGCTTTCAACAGAGAAAGAAATTACTGATGCTCTAAATGAAAAACAAGTTCGGGACATGACAAAATCCCAACTCATTAAGGGTGCTTTCAGAATGCTAACATTGAAG